TCCGTTAGCGGAACGACACTCACGTGGGGTACTTCTTCCGTAATTGATACAGGTGATTCTCCTGTTGCTACTTCACCTCGAATGTCTTTCAATCCTCAAGACGCAGGAAGTTTCATTACTTGTAACGGGGAAACGCCCGCCGCAGGGTACGACACAAATACTTATCTTTCGCGTATCGCAATTAGCACCCCTAACCTCACTGCAACAAACTTCCTAGGCATCGCAGACGCAGCCATATCCAGTTCGGCTATTGGTACGATTGTTGTGCAGGGCGGTACGGCTACAGGGATAAGCAGCCTAACAACTGGGGGCAAATACTATGTGCAGAACGATGGCACTCTAACCTCTCCCAACGCACCGAAAGCCTATTCTATTAACGGGGCTACATACGACAGTGTTAGCTTTGATGTCACTCAAGATAGCACTATAACGGGGATGTGTTTTAACGGTGACGGCACTAAGATGTATGTATGTGGTGAAAGTACAGATGCTGTTTACCAATACAGTTTGTCTTCTGCATATGATTTATCTACTGCAAGTTATGATTCTGTTTCTTTAAGTGTTGCAAGCCAACAAGGTAATCCTAGAAGTGTTGTTTTTAATAATNATGGATCAGCTTTATATATAGTGGGAACTAGCGCNGCNNCCGTCCANCAGTACACACTTACAACACCTTATNATCTGTCTACTGGTTCGTATGCTTCCAAAACATTCAGTGTATCTTCGCAAGAACTATACCCTNGCGGCGTNATTTTTAATAATGATGGCGCTTCTATGTATGTCGTAGGTTCGCAAAATGACACGGTTTACCAGTACACGCTTTCAACACCGTTTGATGTATCAACTGCTTCTTATGCGTCCAAAAGCATGAGTGTAAACAGTGAACAGACCAGCCCTACTGGATTAGCATTTAATTCTGATGGCACTAAAATATTTGTTATAGGGGAAAATACCCCCAAAATTAATCAGTATACCCTCAGTTCAGCTTATGATATTTCGACTGGTTCTTACGATTCGGTTAGTTATACCTACTCAGAGGGAACTGTCCCCAGAGACATAGTTTGGGGTAATTCCGGCAATAAATTTTACATACCCGACAGTGGGCCGGATGATATTTACCAATATACAGCGGGGGGCGGCGCGACAAGCTCTGTCAGCGCAGGATTAGCAATATCAACAACATCACTACTTTTGAACGGAGATTCATAATGAGTAAGACACTTACTTTTAACGAAACAGGGCGTTCGCCTTACATCTTTGATGATGCGAAAAACGTCACAATGGGTGCTGACAAGATCACAGTTGGCGATGACGCTGATCCTGATTTCTACATTGGCGATATGCACTCTGGCAATGCAACTTTGCACACTGGCGTGACTGCTCCGGCTGACTGGCAGGGAAACCGCTACACGTTTGACGGTTCAGACTGGACTGAAGTGGCTGATTGGGTTGATCCCAAGGTTGCCGAGATAGCTAGGTTGCAAGCGCAAATTGACGCGCTGAACGCTGCCTAATGAACGATGCAGAGATGGAAGCGATGATCGAACGCGCTGCGGCAGCGGGGGCTAAAACGGCTCTTGCCGCCGTGGGCTTGTCTGACGATGATGCCAATTCTGATGTAAAAGAGTTGAGAAATTTGCTCGATTCCTTCCGTTCTGCAAAGCGTACAGTGGGTAAAACGATTGTCCAGGCGTTAACTACGTTGTTCCTTGCAGCACTCATGGCGGGCGCATACTTCAATTTCACAGATAAACAGTGAGGTGAGCTGTGTCGGAGCCATTAGAAGTGCAGCAGAATACTCAGTTTCAACTGGATTTAAAAACCTTAATTGGTTTGCTTGCTGGATTTATCTCCATTGCGGGCGTGTATTTCACGCTGACATCGGAGATAGCGCAGCTCCAGCTCGACAACATTAGAATCCAGTCTTCCGTTCTTCTGAACGAAGAATTTCGCATCAAATGGCCTCGTGGGGAGCTTGGTGCGCTACCGGATGACGCTAGACAAGACTTACGGATAGAATATTTGCAGCGTGATTTAGAGGCAGTTGAAGCACTAATTCAAAAGCATTTTAATGAACACGATGCGGAATAAAGGTGGTTGAGATGATTAAAAAGTTACTAGCTAAAATCGGTGGGCCAGTATGGCGGCTAATACAGACAAGTAAACATCACCACATTGGTGGAGTTATCGTACTTCTAGTGATCGGCGCTGTGCTTTGGGCAGTTGTCTAGCCCATAAGCAATGAGGTAAATTAAGATGGAATTACTTTTAAGAATTGAAAACCTGTTAGCTAAAATTGGCGGTATGGTGTATCGGCGGTTAGATAGAATCAGTTATTCAGCACTTGGAGCTATAACCGTCATTATTACAATTGGTATTGTAATCTTGGCTGTTCTTTAGCCATGATTTCTGCGCTTACATCGCTTATTGGCCCAATTTCCTCGCTGCTGGATAAAGTAATCCCAGACAAAGACCTGCGTGAGAAGCTATCGCACGAGATTGCGACTATGGCCGAGAGGCACTCGCAAGAACAGGTCATGGCCCAGATCGAGGTCAACAAGGTCGAAGCTGCTCACCACAACATGTTTGTGGCGGGTTGGCGACCGGCCATTGGGTGGATTTGTGCGCTCGGCATGGCAGGTAACTTCCTCATTATACCCTTCGTAAACATGGCTTTAGAGCTAACTGAGAGTGGTGTGTTGGTTCCTATGATAGCCTTATCAGAGATGATGCCGGTACTTATGGGAATGCTGGGCCTAGGCGCTATGCGTACCTTTGAGAAAACTAAGGGCGTTAGCAGGGAGAAGTAGGCATGGAAGACTTAATCGAAATGCTCAAAAGGCATGAGGGTGAGGTTGTTACTAATGGCCGTCACGTTCTTTACAAATGCTCGGCAGGACACTGGACAATCGGAATTGGTAGGAATGTGGATGTTAACGGGGGTCTAGGACTCTCTAAGGAAGAAGTGGACTTCCTGCTGGAAGGCGATATAGCGCGGGTAATTAAGGAATTGAGTACAGAATACGTCTGGTTTAGTGATCTGGATGACGTGCGAAAAGATGCTATGATCGACATTAGTTTTAACCTCGGCGCAACAAGACTGCGGAAATTTGTCTTAGCCTTGGATGCGATGGCAACGGCAGACTACAAGACTGCCGCAGAAGAATTCTTAGATTCCGATTGGAGCCGCACAGTAAAGGGCCGTTCCGTTGAGCTTGCTGCTATGATAGAGACTGGCGAGTACTCCGAATAAGGTAGAGAAGCATGGCTTATTTTCGACTGGCCTTAAAAGCTGGCATGGACAAACAGAACACGGAATACGGCGCAGAAGGCGGATGGACGGACGGCGACAACGTCCGTTTTCGGTTTGGTCTTCCTGAGAAAATAGGTGGATGGACTAACTTTAATGGTGTTGCCTCCTACTTAGTCGGCTTTTCTAGCGAGACCTTTTCTTGGAACAACAACGCCGGCACACCTTATTTGGCTGTCGGCACTGAGCGCAAGATATATGTCTCCGTCGGTGGAGCGTGGTCCGATATCACCCCCTTACGATCCACTACCGCTGCCGGAGATGTCACGTTTGCAGCGACTAATGGCTCCGTTTTACTCACAGTTACCGATGCATCTCACGGTGCTGAAACGGGAGACTTTGTCACCTTCTCTGGCGCGGTTAGTTTAGGTGGAGTAATTACTGCGGACATTCTGAACTCTGAGTGGGAAATCACAGAAGTATTAAACGCTTCAACCTATACCCTAACTGCTCCTGTTGCTGCTAATGGAAGTGACACAGGTAATGGCGGAGGCTCAATTGTAGGTGCTTATCAGATCAATGTCGGCGCGGATCGAAGCTTTTTTGACTTTGGCTGGGGAACTGGAACTTGGGGTGCAGGTACGTGGGGAACTGCCCGAACAGTTGTGACTCAACCGACCATCTTTGCTCGCATCTGGAAGTTTGATCAATTTGGTCAAGTGCTTATTATGCAGGCGGTCAATGGTGCAATTTATAACTGGGACCCAGCCTCCGGCACAGATCAGAGAGCGACAGCGGTCTCAGGAGCCCCGACCAAGAGCACCTTTGCGCTAATATCCTCTCCTGACAGGCATCTAGTTTGTTTTGGCACGGAGACAACGGTCGGAACACCGGCTACACAAGACCCTCTTTTTGTCCGTTTTTCGGATCAAGAGAATATCAACGATTTTGTAGAGACTGCTATCAACACGGCAGGCGGACAGAAGCTCTCTGATGGCAACCGGATCATGACAGCGGTCAGATCGCGTGGTCAGATACTTATCTTCACGGACACGTCGCTTCACGGAATGCAGTATATCGGACCTCCTTATACCTTTGGTTTTAGCCAATTAGGCAGCAACTGCGGTGCTCTAGGGCCGCATGCGGCAGTGGATGTGAACGGCCTGGCGCTTTGGATGGGACCGGAGGCGTTTTATGCTTTCGACGGTACGGTCAAGAAAATACAATGCACGGTGCAGGACTATGTGTTCAGCGACATCAACTTGGTTCAAGAAGATAAGGTTTATGCAGCTCTCAACACCGATTACAATGAGATAACGTGGTTCTATTGCAGTGCCGGCTCTGACTTTGTTGATCGGAATGTGACCTACAACTACTTAGAAAGCGTCTGGTCAATAGGCTCACTGGCACGCACCTCATGGCAGGATGTGGACACTTTCGAGAAGCCTACGGCTACCGAATATCTCAAAGACAGCACAGCGGCCACTCTGACCACTATATATGGCCTGACCGCCGGACGAAGTCTGGTCTATCGCCAAGAAGACGGGTACAACCAGGCCGATGGCACTGCAGTGGCAGCGGTCATCGAGTCGGGTTATTTTGATATTGGCGACGGTGATGACATGCTGTATATGAAGCGATTCATACCGGATTTCAAGGACCAGCTAGAGAACCTAACGGTCAATCTTTTGCTGCGCCCCTACCCGCAGGCGACGGCTAATCCAAGCTCGTTGGACCCTTACGTCATCACGCCGACTACTGAGAAAGTGGATACCCGCGCACGGGGCAGGCAGATCGCTATTAAGATCACAAGCACGGACGTAGGAGCTTGGTGGCGCTACGGGACACTTCGCGTGGACATACAACCGGATGGCTTGAGATGACAAAAATCACAAATGTGCGTTTACCCAACGCAGCTCAGGGCGAGTACAGCCCACAGCAGTTCGACCAGCTTGTAAGGTCTCTGGAGCAGATTGTGCTGCAATTAAACGCTTCCTACACGCCGATAGTCACGCAGCAAAACAGCAATAAACGCGCTTGGTATGAAGGATAACTTATGGCAGACAAGTACTTACGGCAATCTCTGATTCCCGCTGCATCCACTGAGACCACTATCTACACGGTTCCGGCAGCGAACTCGGCGATGATACGGTCACTGCGCGTGACTAACGCGAATGCGTCTTCTGCAGACATTACTGTTGTCCAGAATAATGCCGGTAGCGCCACTGCTAACTATCTATACAAAGCGCAGGCTCTGGCAGCGGATGCGACAGTCGATGTGTTCAATGGCATACCGTGTATTTTGGAAGAGGCCAACGTCTTAAAAGTTACGTCAACACAAGCAGATACCACTTTTTACCTCTCATATTTAGAGGTTGATAGAAACTAATTAAGTCGCCATAATTGGCGTTATTCCGCGTCTCTGGCGCGCGACCCTGTGTGGTCCCCATCAAATAAAGGACGTAAATCATGGCCGAAGCGATGCCGGGCGGTATGCCTGCCCCTACAATAGAAGACTTTGCTGCTTTTGAGCAGATAAGACAAGAAGTCTCCCCCTCTGAAATCAACGAAACCCTTCTATCTGCGGCAGCGGAAGCTGATCCGATGGCCGTGGCCGAGTTCAAATCAGAGCTGCGCGACCTGGACCTACCTGCAGAAGTGCTCGATGCCCTCGACGACATGGTCGATGAAATATTAACTTCGCCAGAGCGTTATGCGGAGATCCGCTCACATTACCTCACACGGGACATGTCCGAAGAGCTACTGCCTGAAGCCTTTGATCCTGAGTTCTTTGGCGCTCTAAGTATTGCATTGGATGAAATCCGAGCCACTAGCGGTGAATCAGCAAGAGCACCACAGGGCTTTGCCCACGGCGGTATAGCGAGTCTTGGTCGGAACGGCGACACGATGCTTGCTCACGTCACGCCTGAAGAGATGAGAATGCTCAAAGATAGGGGCGGCGCCGGCACGATTAACCCCAGAACAGGCTTGCCTGAGTTTTTCTCATTAAAGAAAATATTTAGTAAAATAGGCCGAGCAGTCAAGAAATTTGCACGATCTACGATCGGTAAGATTATTATCGGCACGGCCTTGTTTATGTTCGCCGGCCCTATGGCCGCTCAGTTTATGGGCTTACAGGCAGGTGGAATGGCTGCAACAGCCGTATCTGGTTTTGTTGCCGGAACAGGAAGTTCTCTGGCTGCAGGAGAAAGTCTTAAAGACTCGCTCAAAGCGGGTGCTATTGGCGGAATCACAGCAGGTGCTCTACAGGGCGCGTCTAATACTTTTGGATCAGGAGCGGATCTTACGGGAGCTACACAACGTGCAGCAAAGACCGCGGCTGAAGAGGCCTCTAAACAAGCGGCCTCTTCTTTAGTCTCTGAGGCCTCTCCTTTAGTTCCTGACGCCTCTTCCATAGCACAGGAAGGATTTAAATTAGGCTCTGGCACGACGACAAATCCGGTCACCGGACTTCCTGGGCCTGGCACTTCGACTACAGCTTCTCTTCCTGTGACCGACCCTAATGCTCTTTTGAGAACGCCGCAAAGTATCCCGGCTAACCAAGGGTTTGCGGCGCCAGGGCCTATCACGGCAGCAGGTCCTGCTAATACTTTTGTCCCTCGTCCTGTTGCAACCATACCAGGCAATGTCAATCAGGCGGCTTTAAATACCGGCCCAGGGTTCAGTCTCTCAACAGGGGCACCTATTCCCAGGGGCGCGCCCCAAGGTATCGCAGGCCTCACTGGCTCAAGTAGTAGCTCCGCAAGCACAGTACCTACTACTTTCGCACAGAATATAAAAGGCGCTTTAACCCCTGGCAAACAGGACGGAATAGGTTTCGTTGAGGGACTTAAAGGCGCCGGTAGACAGGCCTATGATTTCATCTCTCCTTCCGCAAGAAAAGCCGCTGGCGCAGACAACATAGTCTCTCAGTTTGGTCCGCTCGCAGCCACAGGTCTTGGTGTTATGGGTCTTGCAGGAGGATTTGGCTCAGAGTCCCCTGGTATCCCAGAGGGCTATGGCGGAATGATGGATGATCCTGCTCAAGCGCTTATCGATGCGAATCCAGAGCTCTACCGCTTGCGGTTTGGCGGCGTCAGACCCATAAGTGGCACTACTTATCAGACCTACGATCCTCCTCCGGTTTACGCAGCAGCACACGGCAGTGACTCACGAGGCGTGGCGAGTCAGCACTTTCCTGAAATGGATGGGCCTATTAACGGACCAGGCACTGGCACAAGCGATGACGTGCCGGCAATGCTCTCAGATGGTGAGTTCGTCTTTACGGCCAAGGCGGTCAGGAACATGGGCGACGGATCACGGCGCAAAGGGGCGAAGAAAATGTACGCTCTTATGAAGAAACTGGAGGCAAGATAACCATGGTGGACATGACGTACCAAACCCAGTATATCCGTGAGGCCCCTGAGATTGAGGCGCGGAAAAAGCAGATTCTAGCGGAGAGCTATCGCCTATATAACGAGCCGATGGACCTTCCTTTTGTAGAAGCGGCGGGGATGTCTGGGACTGAACAGCAGGCGATGGATTTTGCCAAGCAGGGCGTGGGTTCTTTTGAGCCTTACATACAGGCTGCTTCCCAGGGCGTTAGCCAGGGCATGGACCTGACTCAGCGAGGCGCTTTGGCAGCAGGCGCGGTAGACACAACAGACCAATATCAAGCAGCTCAAGATATGCTGGGACGAGCTGTCCCTATCCTCGGACAAGGGATAGGCGGAATTAAAGGGTCGGCACAGGCCTATAACCCGAATCAATCTTCCTCCTACATGAACCCCTATCAAGAAAACGTCACAAAAAACGCTCTCGGTGAGATGCAGCGACAAGCGGACATTACACGCCAAGGAAACGCGGCCCAAGCAGTGAGTGCAGGCGCGTTCGGCGGCACACGAGAAGGTGTCCAGCGTGCAGAGTTTGATCGTGGCGTGCAAGACTTGATGCAGCAGAAAATCATGCAGGATTACGCCAATAACTATCAACAGTCCCAAGCCGCGTCGATGCAAGGATTCGAGCAACAACAGGGCAGGCAACTGGCCGCGGGTCAGGCGCTAGGGCAGGCGGGCATGCAGTTCGGCAGTCTTGGAGAAGGAATCGGCGGCCTAACCGCGCAGCAGGCCGGCGTGGATATCAGCAAAGGCCAGGCGCTTGGTCAGCTAGGTGGGCAAATGGGCCAACTTGGGCAGCAATACGGGGCCTTGGGCCAAGCTACACAGCAGCTCGGCGCGGCGGACACGGCCTTACTTGCAGGGCTCGGCGGCCTTGAGAGAGGCATAGAGCAGAGCCAGATGGACGCCATCCGTACCAATCAGACTCAGAGGGCCATGGCCCCCTACCAGCAGCTTGGCTTTTTATCAGATATCTTTAAAGGCGCACCCTCTACGCAGATGGCATTAACCGCGCAATCTGCACCGAGCGCCAGTCCGATGCAATCAGCAGTAGGACTTGGTGTGGGAGCCTTCACCACAGGTGCCGCTGCCAAAGGCTTATTTGGTAGCTAACTTATTAGGACTAGGGAATAAAAATGGAAGACGAAGTGATCCAAATGGTTGACGATGATGAGATCGAGAATGTCGGCATTATGTCGGGTTTCATGGACGATCTCGAAGAGCTAATGAGCGAAATCGACGCCGAAGAGATGGAAGGCGAAGATGTAGACATGGCAGCGATGATGTCTCGCACGCCGGATTCTCCTGAAATCCTGATGAACAACTTGCGCGGCGACATGCGTTCCGTCGATGCTAGGCGCGAAGAGCTTGCTGACCTAGTGGGCATGCGCGAAGCAGCGGAGACACCTGATGGTGTCCTGACTTTATTGCAGTCCGTTTTGGCGCAACAGGAGGCTGTGCCTCCGATGCCGATGGCTCCTCCGATGCCGCAGGGAATGCCTCCAGAGATGATGGGAATGCCTCCGCAGGGCATGCCACCTCAAGGAATGCCACCACCGCCCATGGGCATCGAGTCAATTAGTGTTGACGAGACAATAATGCCTGGTATGTATCGAGGCGGGCCAGTCCAAAATTTTAACCAAGGGTCCGGTCAGATGGGCGTGACTCCTGCAAATGACGCTTTTTCGGCGTACCCGTCTGACGTAGTTGAAGAAGCACAAAGAAGAGTTCGTTATATGGTAGATGGCGGCATGGTTCAGAACTATAACCAAGGTGGCGCTGTACAGTATTATGCCGAGGGCACTACGCCAGAGGGTGTTTCGCCAGCGGGTCGTTACCCTGCAGAAACGGTGCAGGGAGCAAATGCCTATATACAACAGTTGCTTGAACAAGAACCAAGCGCAGCGAACATTGACCTAGAGACAGCTATGGCTGACGAAGCTGAACTTTACAGAACACTAGGGCTCGGTACTGATCCCCAGGATGCTCGAACACAGATGCTCTTGGACATCGGCCAAGCAGCGTTTCAATACGGATCTAACGTCGGCCCTGATGGGCGACCTATGCAGGGATCTGGTGCGGCCAGGCTAAGTCAATCACTAGCGCCTTTGGCAGGTAAGGTTGGAGCACGTGCCGGTCAAATGTCTAAAGAAGGTCAGGCGCTGAAAATGTTGGCGTTAAAGGGCGCTCAAGGAAAACTTGCCACGGCCCAAGCAGCAGACGTAGCCTTAGCTGCACGTCAGGCCGACTTAGCTCTAGACATCGCCAAGCAAAAGCCGGGGTCTAGAATGTTGACAGACGAAGAAGTCCTTGCTATGAAATTGGACCCTGAAGCAGGTTCATGGGGCATAGACGGGGAAGGTAGACCCTTTTTAGCGGGCGGACGTACCCCTGCTCCTCTAGTAAACATGGGTGGAGCAAAACTGGGCCAAACACTGGGAAACCTTGCTGGATCGCAACTTGACACCGGGTACAATTCGGCCAACGGCGCCATGTCAACTCTGAACAGCATTGCTCTGATTAGACCTACCCTAGAAGAAGAGGACGCAGTCTTTGCTGGTCCGTTAAGCGGAGCTAAAGTTTACGTCAATAGACTGGCTACGAGTCTCGGTGTAGAGGGGGCTACTGACCAAGAGCGCTTAAACAACACGGTAACCGCGATGCGGACGCTTGCTCAGTTTGAGCTACAGGCTGCAGAAGCAATGCGCGGGCAAGGTCAAATAACAGAGAACGAGCGTGTATTGATTCGCAGAACCGCCGCAGGTGATTTGACCGCAATGACGCAGGGTGAAATCGTCACGCTGTTAGGCGCTCTTGAGAAAACTGCCCAGTACAAGGTCAGTCAGCACAATGCCCGATTAGACCATTTTAAAACCGTCTATAAAGACGACCCTGACACGATTAGAAACCTTGAGTTATTTGAACTGGGCGACGTGCCTATATTCAATTCTTCACCTGCTACAGGTAATAGAGCTGCCGCTAGAGCAATTATTGATGGAGTACCGGCTAATGCCCCCTAATACAGAGGCAGTTGAATATGAGAACTGGATCGTAGCTAACGCAAATAAGAGAGGTACGCCTGAGTTCGACACTGTAGTGTCGGCCTATGAAGAAGCGCTTGCGGAAGAGCAGGCGCTTTCTGCTGCGCCCGTTGTTACCCCCGCTCCTACCGAGGACATAGGTTTTATTGAAGGGATTAGTGAAGCGTTTACAGGGGATCGTCGAAGAACACCAGAGACAGAGGCTGCAGAAAGCTATCAATTCATGCCTGAGTTTAACAGCATGGACACGTTGTTACCCACTGCTAAAGTCGCGGTAGGTACGATGATGGGTACGCCTGACGAAATGACACAGGTGATCACCACCCAGTTTCCTGACATAACGGCAAGAAAGGACGAGAAAGGGAATAACTTCCTGACCTCTCCTATTGACGGGCAGGAGTATGTCATTAAGCCCGGCATGGAGCTAACTGATATCCCCAGAGGGCTTTCCAGCGCCGCTCTTTTTGCGTTCTTAAAAGGCCGTGGACTGTTGCGAGCAAGTGGCGAAGCGATGGCTGTGCAGGCAGGCTATGAAGGGACCCAGGCACAATTAGGCGGAGACTTTAATGCGTTAGATGTAGCAATGGCTGGGGGAGTTCCTTTAGTTTTTGCCGCGTTGGCTGCGCCTATAAAGTTGGCCTATAGCAACACGATAGGTCGGTTGATGAACCGAAACACCCCTCCCTCTACCGTGACAGAAGCAGTGTTGCTTTCGGACCAGGAGCTTGTAGACGTTGCTCGCAAGGCAGCGGCCAACGATGCAGAGGCCGTTCAGACATTAGCTGAGATGGCTTCTCCTGATGAAAAAGTACTTGAGGCGGCCCGACGGCTCGGTATTGACGATTTCTTGCAGCCCGACCATTACACCACGGACCAAGGTTTCCGAGAACTGGCCCAAATTGCTAAATCAGTTAAGCCTTCCAAGGTGGGGGCAGCGGAAAGAGAGGGCCTAATAAAAGTAGGTCAGCGAGCGTTTGATTTAATTGAGGAGCTGGGCGGAGACGTAGATTTAAGCCGATTAAATCAACAAATTCGTACCCGTATGACAACCACCCTTGACGATCTAGCGCCCATTGAAAATACGCAATGGGGCAATTTACGTGCGGGTGTAGGCGAAGCAAATCGATTTAACCCCGCCAAGATTCTGGAGCATATAGAACAACGTATTATAAAAGTAGGCGGTTCTATTGATGACCTGTCTAGCTTAGAACAGTACGTCTATAACAAGCTTAAACCTAGAGAAAACTTCGGCAAAATAGGAGGCTCGTCAGAAAGGATTCTCCTCTCCATAGACGACCCTACCTTTACTTTGATTGATGATGTTAGGCGGACCGTGGGCGCAGCGTCTAGGTCAAGAGGAGAGCTGGGCGCAACAGCCGACACGGGAATGGCGAAACTGCTATACGGACTTCTTGATGCAGATGTAAAAGACATTGCCCTAGCAACAGGTCAGCGAGACCTGTACGACATGGCTAAGGCTACTACTCAGACCATTGTCGGTCTTGAAAGTGACGTGATTTCCTTGTTTGGAAAACAAGTTGCTAACTCACTGGTTCCCAATCTAACTAAAAGTATGGGCGCCTTGGTGAAGGGTGATGCGGACACCTTTATTAGACTAATAAACAATGTGCCTGAAGAGATGAGAGAAAGTGTAGTGGCTTCAGGCCTGCAGGGCGCTTTTGGCCGAGCAACGCTAGACGGTGCGCTAAACTTTAATACCTATGCAAGGTGGTATGACGGTCTTCTTCGTAATCGTGTCGCAATGAACACGATGTTTAAATACCTTCCAAACGAGGCTAGGAAACAGCTCTCTGATCTCTACCGTGTCGCAAAGGCAGTTAACCTATCCACCGTCAAAAGAGTACGGACTGGGCGACCTATTCAGAATGCACTTGAAGGTGATACCTTACTTGGCAAGTTTTACTCAGTAGGCAAACGGGCGGCTATTGGTGTTCCCTTAGAGCTGGCAGCCAGTCCCTTGGGTTTAGGTGGTTCGGGTATTGCGGCAGGTGTAGCGTCGGCTGTTGTAGGTGGTCGAGGTCTAAAAAGCAGTACTATGGAAGCTTTAGACGGAGTTATGTCCTCACCGCAGTTCCTTAATG